GAAAGTGTTTACAACTTTGTTGTAACACCAAAAGGAGAAAGATATAATAATACTAAAAAAGTTGGTGATTCAGAACTTATACTTAATACTGATATATTCCAACATAAACATGTAAATAGAGAAGCAATAGTTATATCAACTCCTATAATTGGTGATACAAATATAAAACCTGGGGATACTGTAATTGTACATCATAATGTTTTTCGTAGATGGAATAACGTAAAAGGTATTGAAAAAAATAGTAGAAGTTATTTTGACGAATCTACTTATATAATATCTTCAGATCAGATTTTTTTGTATAAAAGGACTAATACATGGATCGCTCCAAAAGGTTATTGTTTTGTAAAACCTTTGAAAGCTATAGATCAATTTAATATTGAATCAGAAAGACCTTTACAAGGTATTGTTAAATATTCAGATGGTACTGTTGAGGTTGACGAGTTAATTGGTTTTAGACCAAAAAGTGAATACGAGTTTATCGTTGATAACGAGAGACTATATCGAGTTTTATCTAATTTTATTACTATTAAATATGAATATCAAGGAAACGAAGAAGAATATAATCCAAGCTGGGCAGAAGGCAGTTGATGAGTTAATTAAGGTTGCTAAAGAACCCATTGTAGACTCTGATGATGATATCTCAGCTGATAGATTAAAAAACGCTGCAGCTACTAAAAAATTAGCTATATTTGATGCGTTTGAAATACTTAATAGAATTCAAGAAGAAGAACGATTGCTTGAAGGAAAAGCACCTGAAGAGAAAAAAGAAAAAATTTTTAAAGGATTCGCAGAAGGAAGATCAAGATGAGTTACGAGCAAACATTAGTAAAAATAATAGAACCTATTAAAAAAACGACTATTAGTCGTCTTAATAAATCTAAAAAATGGAAATATGGATATAATAAAGAACATGATGTCATTATTATCTCAAAAACTGGGCAAATTGGTGAAATATATGAAATACAAAATTTGCGAATTGCGCTGCCAAAAGTGCCAAGGCAAGTGTATGAACATGAGTTAAATAAATGGACAAGACAAGAGTACCCTAAAGAATTAAGTAGATTAAAAAATATATTTGATTGGAGGAACTATCCTGATGAAAATAAAGAACAGTGGTACGATTATATAGACGAAGAATTTAAAAGAAGAGAAGAAGGTTTTTGGTTTACTAATAAAGGAAAACCAACATATTTAACAGGTACACACTATATGTATCTACAGTGGAGCAAAATAGATGTTGGAGCTCCAGATTTTAGAGAAGCAAATAGATTGTTTTATATATTTTGGGAAGCATGTAAAGCAGATAAAAGGTGCTATGGAATGTGTTATCTTAAAAATCGTCGTTCTGGGTTTTCTTTCATGTCTTCAGCAGAAACGGTTAATTTAGCCACCTTAGCAAGTGATAGTAGATATGGTGTGCTTTCTAAAACAGGTGCGGATGCTAAAAAGATGTTTACTGATAAAGTTGTACCAATTAGTATAAATTATCCTTTCTTTTTTAAACCGATACAAGATGGTATGGATCGACCTAAAACAGAATTAGCATATAGAGTACCTGCTAGTAAGTTTACTAGAAAGAAAATAACATCAAATGAAAAGTTAGAAGATTTACAAGGTTTAGATACAACTATTGACTGGAAAAATACTGGTGATAATAGTTATGACGGTGAAAAACTGGCATTACTAGTACATGATGAAAGCGGTAAATGGGAGAGACCTGATAATATATTAAATAACTGGAGAGTAACCAAAACATGTTTACGATTAGGTAGTAGAATTATAGGTAAATGTATGATGGGCTCAACTTCAAACGCATTAGATAAAGGTGGAGACAATTTTAAAAAACTATATAACGCATCCGATGTCACTCAACGAAATAGAAATGGTCAGACAAAATCTGGTTTATACTCTTTGTTTATCCCAATGGAATGGAACTACGAAGGATTTATTGACGAATACGGATTTCCAGTATTTACTACTCCTGACGGCGATGTACTCGCACCAGACGGCGAATTAATAGATATAGGTATAATAGATCATTGGCAAAATGAAGCTGATGGTTTAAAGCAAGATCACGATGCTTTAAATGAATTTTATAGACAATTCCCAAGAAGTGAAGAACACGCTTTTCGTGATGAGGCAAAAAATAGTATATTTAACTTAGTTAAAATATACGAACAAATAGATTATAATGAGGAAATGTCTAGGACATTAGGAGTTACTGTTGGTAATTTCCAATGGGTTAATGGAATGAAAGATACTCAAGTTATATTTTATCCAGATCCAAAAGGTAGATTTAAAATAAGTTGGGTACCACCACAACAATTACAAAATAGAATCATACTTAAAAATGGTATTAAATATCCCGGTAACGAACACATGGGAGCATTTGGTTGTGATTCATATGATATATCAGGAACGGTAGATGGTAAAGGATCTAAAGGAGCTTTACACGGATTAACAAAGTTTTCAATGGAAGACGCTCCAGCTAATAGTTTCTTTTTAGAGTATTTATCAAGACCACCTACTGCAGAAATGTTTTTTGAAGATGTATTAATGGCTATAGTATTTTATAGTATGCCAATATTAGCAGAAAATAATAAACCTAGATTACTTTATTATCTTAGAAGAAGAGGCTATAGAGGATTTAGTATGAACAGACCAGATAAAGTATGGAATAAATTATCGGTAGCTGAAAAAGAAATTGGAGGTATACCAAATTCAAGTGAAGATATAAAACAGGCTCATGCAGCCGCAATTGAAATGTATATACAAAATCATGTGGGTATTAAGCAAGATGGAACATTTGGTAATTTATATTTTAATGAATTATTAAATGATTGGAGTAGATTTGATATAACAAAAAGAACAAAACACGATGCTACTATAAGTAGTGGTTTAGCAATAATGGCTTGCAATAGGCATTTATACCGCCCTAATGCTAAAATTGAAAAACCGAGTTTAAATATAAACATCGCCAAATATTCAAATAAAGGTAGTATGTCTAAAATAATTAAAAATTAAATATGGCAGATTCTGTTACAAAAAGTTATTTTCCTAGTCAAACTGTAAGTGATGCAGAGAAGATAAGCTATGATTATGGTTTAAAAGTGGCAAAAGCTATTCAACATGAGTGGTTTAATGAAAGTAGAGTAAGTAATAAATATAAAAATAATCATTTACATTTTCACAATTTAAGATTATACGCTAGAGGAGAACAATCAATACAAAAATATAAAGATGAATTATCTATAAATGGTGATTTATCTTATCTTAATTTAGATTGGAAACCTATTCCGATAATATCAAAATTTGTAGATATCGTAGTAAACGGTATAGCTGAAAGAACTTACGATATAAAAGCATATTCTCAAGATCCATATGGAATAAGTAAAAGAACAGCTTACATGGAATCTATACTTGCAGATATGAGATCTAAAAGTTTTAATGATTATGCTATGACTGCATTTAATATTAATTTATATCAAAACGATCCGCAAACGCTACCAGAAACACAAGAGGAATTAGAACTGCACATGCAGCTTAATTATAAGCAAGCTGTAGAAATAGCAGAAGAGCAAGCTATAAGCGTTTTAATGGAAGGTAGTAATTATGAGTTAATTAAAAAACGATTTTATCACGATATTACAGTACTAGGTATTGGTGCTGTAAAAACATCATTTAATACCTCTGAAGGCGCTGTTATAGATTATGTTGATCCAGCAAATTTAGTTTATTCTTACACTGATTCCCCTTATTTTGAAGATATATATTATGTTGGCGAGGTAAAACAAATACCTATAAACGAATTAGCCAAACAATTTCCCCATTTAACAGAAGCTGACTTAGAAGAAATATCATCTAACAAAAAATCTAATTTAAACTCATATAGATATAGATTTGATGTAGAAAAAGAAGATAACAATAAAGTACACGTCTTATATTTTAATTATAAAACGTATATGAATGAGGTTTATAAAATTAAAGAGACTTCTTCTGGATCTGATAAATTAATACCAAAATCTGATTCTTATAATCCACCGGAGAATAAAGAGGGATCATATGGTAGATTATTAAGATCAATAGAATGTTTATATGATGGAGCTATGATTTTAGGTACAGATAAATTACTTAAATGGGAAATGGCTAGAAACATGATGCGTCCTAAAAGCGATTTTACTAAAGTTAAAATGAATTACTCTATTGTTGCACCTAGAATGTATGATGGAAGAATTGAATCTCTAGTAAGTAGAATTACCGGATTTGCAGACATGATTCAATTAACTCATTTAAAACTCCAACAAGTATTATCGAGAATGACTCCAGATGGTGTTTATCTTGATGCTGATGGATTAGCTGAAATAGATTTAGGTAATGGAACTAATTATAATCCACAAGAAGCTCTAAACATGTTCTTCCAAACTGGTAGTATTATTGGTAGATCAATGACTCAAGAAGGAGATATGAATCCTGGTAAAGTACCTATTCAAGAAATACAATCAGGAAGCGGTGGTCAAAAATTACAAAGCTTAATAGCTACATATAATTATTATTTGCAAATGATAAGAGATGTAACTGGATTAAACGAAGCTAGAGACGCTGCTAATCCTGATAAAAACGCTTTAGTTGGTGTTCAAAAATTAGCTGCTGCAAATTCAAATACAGCAACTAGACATATATTACAAGCAGGATTGTTTCTAACAGCAGAGGTTGCTGAATCATTATCACTTAGAATATCTGATATTATAGAGTATTCACCTACAAAAGACGCTTTTATTCAAGCTATAGGAACACATAATGTTGGCACTTTAGAAGAATTAAAAGATCTTCATTTGTATGACTTTGGTATATTTATAGATTTGTTACCAGACGAAGAAGAAAAAATGATGCTTGAAAATAATATTCAAATGGCTATTCAACAACAAACTATAGATTTAGAAGACGCTATTGATTTAAGAGAAATAAACAATGTGAAATTAGCAAACCAGTTGTTGAAACTTCGTAGACAAAAGAAAATGGCTAAAGATCAAGAAATGCAAAGAGCCAATATGGAAGCGCAGACACAATCAAATATTAAAACTACTCAAGCCGCTGCTCAAGCTGAAGTGCAAAAAAACATGGCGATAAAAGATAACGAAAGGGTGTTAGAACAAGTTAAAGCAGATTTAGAATCTATGAGAATGCAACAAGAAGTTGCGCATAAAAAAGAGTTAATGGCATTAGAGTTTAATTACAATATGCAACTAAAAGGAATAGAGGTAGAAGGCAAAAAAAATATAGAAAAAGAAAAAGAAGATCGTAAAGACGAAAGAACGAGAATTCAAGCGACTCAACAAAGTGAATTGATAGAGCAAAGAAATATGGATAAACCACCTAAAAACTTTGAATCAGCAGGTAATGATATAATGGGAGGGGGATTCGGTTTAGGAGCGTTTGAACCTAAGTAAAATTATTAATTATTATTATATTATATTATGGCAAAAAAAGAAAAACCAGTCGTGGATAACGAAACTGGTAAAATAAAAGTAAAAGCAAAAAAAGAACAACAACCAACGGGTAATGAAACTAAAGGTGATGTTACTAAAGTTGTGGCTAAAATGAAAAAGCCAGTTGAAGATTTAAGTAAAGAAACTATAACTAAAGTTGATTTAAGTAAACCTGTTAAAACAGAACAAGATGTACAACCAGAAAATACCAACGAAGAAAATGTTGTTCAAGAAGAGGTTATTGAAGAAACGACTAATGAAGAAAAACCTACTGAACAAATTACAGAAGAAAGTGTTGAAACACCTGTTTTAGAAGAAATTACTGATGAAAAAGTAGAAGAAAAAGTTGAAGAAATAACTAAACAAGCTGAAGAAGCAATTATAGAATCTCAAGAAACTGGTAAAAAACTTCCTGAAAATATCCAAAAACTTATGGATTTTATGGAGGATACAGGTGGTGATTTAGAAGATTATGTAAAATTAAATCAAAACTATGATGATTTAAGTGAATCAGCTTTATTACACGAGTATTATAAACAAACAAAACCTCATTTAAACAATGAAGAAATTGATTTTTTAATGGAAGATCAATTTTATTATGATGAAGAAACTGATGAGGATAGAGATATAAAAAGAAAAAAATTAGCGTTAAAAGAGCAAGTTGCCGACGCTAAAACCTACTTAGACGGGCAAAAGTCTAAATACTATGAAGAAATTAAAGCTGGTTCAAAGCTTACGCCTGAACAACAAAAAGCTGTTGATTTCTTTAATAGATATAACGAGAAATCAAAAGAAGATCAAGAAACAGCAGATCGTAACAAGAGTATTTTTAATGAAAAGACAGATCAAGTATTCAACGATAAATTCAAAGGTTTTGAATATAATATCGGTGATAAAAAATATCGTTATAATATTAAAAATACTAATCAAATAAAAGACACGCAAAGTGACGGGAATAATTTCTTCAAAAAGTTTTTGAATGAAAATAACGAATTAAACGACGCTGCTGGTTTTCATAAATCTATATTTTCAGCAATGAATGCTGATGCTGTTGCAAAACATTTTTACGAACAAGGTAAGGCAGATGCTTTAAAAGAAAGTATTGCAAAATCTAAAAACGTAAATATGGATCCTAGACAATCTCATGGAACTATAGAGACTGACGGTATTAAAGTAAGGGTATTAGGTGATAATTCTGAAGATTTTAAGTTTAAAATTAAAAACAATAAATTTAAAAAATAACAATTAAAAATTAAAAATTATGGCAATTACTGCAGGAGATAATTTGAATAGTGTACCTGCTTCACAAAAGCAAACACTAAATACAAATTATCTAGATTTAGCTGGAACAACCGGAGAAGGTTGGGCACAGCAATATATACCAGATCTAATGGAGAAAGAAGCTGAAGTTTTCGGACCGAGAACTATTTCAGGTTTCTTAGCTCAAGTTGGAGCTGAAGAATCTATGATGGCTGACCAAGTTGTTTGGTCTGAGCAATCAAGATTACACTTATCGTATGTTTGTACGGTAGACGCTGATGGTGACACAAATGGTACTATCGCAATTACTTCTGATATTGATGGCGACACAACAATGGGTTCTGATTCTACAACTGCTAGAAAGCACGGTATTAGAGTTAACGACATGTTATTAATAGCGCAAGCTGGTGTTGTGGTTAAAGCACTAGCTGTTGAAACTCCAGATTCAAACGTTGTTTCAGTTGAACCTTATGCTACAGCTGCTTTATCAACTTTATCTGATGGTACAGCGACTGTATTGGTTATTGGTTCTGAGTATGGTAAAGGAGCATCTTATGCTGACGAAACTGGTACATGGAAAACCGATTCAAGAGGTGCTAACGAACCAACTTTCAAATCATTTAGCAACAAACCAATCATTATAAAAGATTACTACGAAGTATCAGGTTCTGATACAGCTAGAATTGGTTGGGTTGAAGTTGCTTCTGAAACTGGACAAAGTGGATATCTTTGGTACTTAAAGGCTGAGTCTGATACAAGAGCTCGTTTTAACGATTACTTAGAGATGACTATGTTAGAAGCTGAGAAAACAAATGCTTTATCAGCAATTGGTTTTGGTGCTAACAGTCAAGTTAGAGGCGCTGCTGATGCTGTTACTAATGCTGGTACTGAAGGTTTGTTTGCTGCTATTGAATCAAGAGGTAATATTACTTCTGGTGTTACTGGTGTTAATGCTTCAACTGATTTAGCTGAATTCGATGCTATCTTAGCTGAGTTTGATTCACAGGGTGCAATTGAAGAAAACATGATGTTTGTTAATAGAGCTACGTCTCTAGCGATTGATGATATGTTAGCTTCAATGAATTCTTACGGAGCTGGTGGTACTTCTTATGGAGTATTTGACAACTCTGAAGATATGGCACTTAATTTAGGTTTCTCAGGATTCCGTAGAGGTTCTTATGATTTCTACAAATCTGACATGAGATACTTAAATGACAAAGCTACAAGAGGTGGTATTAATGATAGAGCGACTAGCGCTGCTATTCGTGGTGTTATGGTTCCAGCTGGTACATCTACTGTTTATGATCAAATGTTAGGGAAAAACTTAAAACGTCCATTTTTACATGTTCGTTATAGAGCTTCTCAAACTGATGACAGACGAATGAAAACATGGATTACTGGTTCGGTTGGTGCTGCTACATCTGCACTTGACGCGATGCAAATCCACATGCTTTCTGAAAGATGTTTAGTTACTCAAGGTGCTAACAATTTCATGTTAATGAAGTAAGCATTTATTATTTAAAGAGGAGGACGGCATACATGTAAACGTTCTCCGTCCTTCTCTTTATTTTTATTAATTTTATTATATATTATATTATGGCAAAGAAAAAAGAAACAAAAAAAGTTGAGGTAGAAGAACCTCAATTTGAACAAGAAGAAATAGCAGTTGAAACTGCTCCGGTTGTAGAGCAACCAAAAGTAAGAGAAAGAATAAAACCAAAAAATGAATGGGAGATAAAAGATAGATTATATACTTTAAAAGGTGGTAAAAAACCTTTATCAAGATCTATTAAATCTACTAATATTTTTTATTTTGACAAAGAAAAAGGATATGAAAGAGAATTAAAATATTGTCAAAATCAAAAAACACCATTCGTTGATGAAATGAAAGGAGATCAAAGATTAGAACATATCGTTTTTAGATCTGGTAATTTATTTGTAGAGAAAGAAAAAACAACTTTACAAAAACTATTGAGTTTATATCACCCGCATAGAGATTTAATTTATGAAGAATATAAACCAGCAGAATTAGCCGCTGACGAAATAGATGTGTTAAACATGCAGGTTGACGCGTTAACGGCTGCTAGAAATGTTGATATAGATATGGCAGAAGCTATCATGCGTGTAGAAGTTGGTTCTAAGGTATCAGAGTTGAGTTCTAAAGAACTTAGACGTGATTTATTAGTATTTGCACGGAACAACCCTAAATTGTTCTTAGAATTAGCGGATGATGAAAATGTAATGTTAAGAAATTTTGGTATTAGAGCTGTTGAAGCTGGAATATTAAGACTATCTTCTGATCAAAGAAACTTCATGTGGGGTAGTAATGGAAGAAAACTGATGGTTATACCGTTTGATGAACATCCATATACTGCATTAGCACATTGGTTTAAAACTGATGAAGGAATGGAGATTTACTCCAATATAGAAAAACGATTAAATTCGTAATCAAACTGTAGTACGTGATCGCCCTACGGGGCGATTACAATACTACATAAATAAAATTATATGTCAGAAAAAAAATCAAAAGGTTTAGGCGATACAATAGAAAAAATTACAAAAGTAACGGGTATAAAAAAAGTTGTTGATACTGTAGCAAAAGTCACTGGTAAAGATTGTGGTTGCGATAAACGAAAAGATATTTTAAACAACTGGTTCCCGTATAATTATAATAAGGAATAATATGGTAAATATAGACACTGTATATCAAAGGGTTTTAGCTATAGTCAACAAGGAACAAAGAGGATATGTTACGCCTCAAGAGTTTAACTTATTTGCGCATATGGCTCAAATGGAAATATTAGAACAATATTTTTATGATTTAAACTTGCATACTCGTGCTCCGGGTAATGAAACTGAATATTCTAATATAATAGATTTAATTAATGAAAAATTAGATGTATTTAGAGTTAGTGTTACAAATCCAACGGTTAATGGTGGTATACTTGAATTTCCAACAAACCCTGCTTTATATAAATTAGGAGTAGTTACTAATCTTCAAGGAATAGAAGTAGAAAAAGTTACACCAAAAGAATTAAGATTAGCAATGTCATCTAAATTAACTCGACCTAGTTCTAAAAACCCAATGTATGTTGGTGTCGGAAACGGTATTCAATTATTTCCAAATTCAACTAGTATTATGGAGTTATCATATATTAGAATGCCTGAAAGACCAGTTTGGGGTTATGTTGTAATGAATGATAGGGCTTTATATGACCCAAGCGAAGGTAGAACGGTACATTTTGAATTACATAGAGCTGAAGAAATAGATTTAGTATATAAGATATTAAAACTTGTTGGTATAAGTATACAAAAACAAGACGTAGCAGCATTTGCAAATAATATGGATCAATCAAAAGATCGAGTAGAAAAACAATAAAATATGCCAGGATTAATAGATAAAAACTCAAACGTATATTATAATAATGAAAATTTACATGGTGAATATCAATTTGTTTCGTTAAATGATATTATAAATCAATTTATTATAGGATATGTAGGTCAAGATAAAATAATATCACGCGTAAAGAGATATGATGTTTCCTTTCATGCACATCGAGCTTTAGCAGAACTAAGTTTTGATACTTTTAAATCTTGTAAAGCACAGGAAATAACGGTACCAAATACTTTGCAAATGATATTACCACAAGATTATGTTAACTATGTTAAGATTAGTCAAATAGATGATTTAGGCCAACAACACCGCTTATATCCAACATCACTAACATCAAAACCAAGACCATTACATTTAAATGAAGATGGTGATAATAAAGTAACCGCTACAGGAACTTGGAAAAATGTAGCTGGATCGACAAGTATGGATGGTAATGTTTTAGTACTAGATGATTTTTATCCTTTTATAATTCCTGGTTTAACACGTATACGTAGTAATTCTTTAAGTGTTCAAACACCCGGTAAAGATTTTGTATGGAGTCATCAAAAGAATTCAGATGGAAAATCACAATTAAAATTTTTTGATGGAGTAAATTTTGCTAATGGTTTTGGTGGTGGACATACATTTGCTGGTGGAACCTCTGCGGCTCCAACAGAATTCTCAGAAGATATACAAATATTTCAAAGTAATAGAATTCCTCTTATTTATGAAGACAGTATAGCTTTAGAATCAGCTTCAATTGTAAAAGATACTTATGTAATTGTAGCCAATTCTGAAAGTGATGCTGAAAATATAAAAGTTGGCATGAGAGTTGGTACCCACCTTACTCAATCAGCACCTTTTAACACTCTAGTACCGGTAGTAACTGGTGTAAATGGTAAATATATAACTATAGATGTAAAAGCAACAGATGATTATACGTCAACATCTACAAATTTATTTTTATTTTCTCAAGAAAATTTATCAAAAGATTATTCGTATTCAACCTCATGGAATAATTACAAAACAGCTAGTACAACTGATAGAAGTGATATTTATTGGAATGAAGATCTTCATTATAGATATGATGATAAAAGATACGGGTTACACCCACAGTTCGCGCAAAGAAATGGATCTTATTATATAGATTGTGATGGAGGTAAAATTCATTTTAGTTCAGGACTTTCTGGTCAAACTATTGTATTAGAGTATATTAGTGATAGTCTAGGCACAGATAAAGAAATGAAAGTACCTAAACTTGCTGAAGAAGCTATGTATAAATGGATCGCTCACGCTATATTATCTACAAGATCTAATATACCAGAGTATGTAATTATGAGATATAAAAAAGAAAAAAGAGCGGCTGTAAGAAATGCTAAATTAAGATTATCAAATATTAAATTAGAAGAAATAACTCAAATACTTAGAGGTAAATCTAAGTGGATAAAACATTAATTAAATGCCAGAGATAAAGAATAATTTTACCGGTGGTAAAATGAATAAGGATCTGGATGAACGACTTATTCGACCGGGTGAATATAGACACGCAATGAATATACAAGTGTCAACGTCAGAAGGATCTCACGTTGGTACTATTCAGAATTTATTAGGTAATAAATCTCATTTACCTGATCAATTTACAATGCCTAGTTTAGCGAGATGTGTCGGTTCTATTTCTGATGAAAGTAATAACGCGTTATATTGGTTTGTTTATTCTGCAAATAAAGATTTAATATTAGAATATACAAAACAAAATGGTGTAAAAATAGTTTTTTGTGATACAGAGAAAAATGTTTTAAAGTTCCAAAATTTAGTTGATAATAATAAGTTAATAACAGGTATCAATATAATTGATAATATGTTATTTTGGACAGACAATTATTCTGAACCAAAAAAAATAAATATAGACGATTGTAAAGCAGGTACAAACCAAAATGGTAACCAACACACTCGTTTTATTAATCATCATCAAGGTATTACATTATCAAGTAATATTCTTATAGAGGAGAAACATATCACGGTAATCAAAAAATCTCCTAAATCTCCTATTACATTACAATTCGATACAGGTAGAGATGCGTCAAAACAATATACTGGCGTGATGCATATTACACCTGATCCTTTACAAGAGAATAACGTTTCTTCATTTATTGGAGATTCTTTATTAATAGATAATATATATGATTTTTCAAGTTTAAAAGTTGGAGATATATTTTATGTTTTAATAGAAAGTGATATTGATGGGAATCAAGATTTTGTATTAGACTGGTCTTTACAAGCTCCAGATAACATGGTTGTGTTAAAAGAGTTTAAAGGAAATGGAGATGCTCCTAATATACCTATAACTGATTATAGAATAAGAGGTAGATTATTAGAATGGATGGACGGTGCGCAAAACATGACGAGTTTTGTTGGTAATACTCAAGCTCCAGCTTATGATATTACAGCTATTCAAAATAATGATTGGCCTACAATAGCAAGTACAGTTAACACAACTGATCCTAGCGTAGGTGGTGATGACGGAACTGCTCACGTAAAAATCGAAATAACAGCTATTGATGGTTTTCCACCCGCTGCTATTGGTAGTGCTGAACAAAAATACGCTATAGATAGATGGGAAACAACAGAAAAATTATTTGAATTTAAATTTCCTAGATTTTCTTATAGATATAAATATAAAGATGGTGAATATTCTACTTTTGCTCCTTGGTCTGAAATAGCTTTTGTACCAGGTTCATTTGATCATCACCCGAAAAAGGGATATAATATAGGTATGACTAACAGATTAATATCTATAACTGTTCAAAATTTTATACCAGATGATATACCTAAAGATGTGATAGAAGTTGATATATTATATAAAGATGAGATTTCACCAAATATATATGTTGTAGAAACTGTAAAACCTAACGATCATCCGTTATCAACACAAAGTGTAAATTCTTGGAATGCTAATGAATTTAAAATAACTTCTGATACTATATATGCAGTATTACCTTCTAATCAACTATTACGACCATGGGATAATGTACCTAAAAAAGCTTTAGGACAAGAAGTTACAGGAAATAGAGTTGTTTACGCTAATTATTGGCAAAATTATAACATGTTTGCTCAAGGTACAGAAATGGATTATTATCCAGATTTTACGTCAGCTTTAGTTCAATTTCCAACACAGCCAACTAATGCTGTAAAATCAATAAAATCATTAAGAGAATATCAATTAGGAGTAGTATTTATCGATAGATATGGTAGAGAAACACCTGTTATAACAAACCCATCAGGATCTTTTAAATTAGATAAAGATTATTCAAATACATTTAATAGATTACAAGTTTCTTTTAATGGTAATAATTGGCCAGCTACACAACCTAATTCCTCTAGCACAGATTTAGAATACCTTAAGTTTTTTATAAAAGAAACTTCTGGTGAGTATTATAATTTAGCTATGGATAGATATTATGACGCTGAAGACGGTAATGTTTGGTTATCTTTTCCATCGTCAGATAGAAATAAAATAGATATAGATACATTTTTAATATTAAAAAAAGGTACAAATTCAGATGAACTAGTTGAAGAACCAGCTAGATATAAAGTATTGGCAATTGAAAATTCACCTCCAGATTATGTCGCTACAACAAGACTTAGAATAGAAACTAAAACTCACGCTATTACAGGTAACACATTGACAAATATATTTGGTACTAATATGTCTACAGCTCCGGGTGTTGGTGCTGATTATTTTGAAGTAAATTACGAACCATTTTTCTTAAGTTCAGGAGGTAGATTACACGAGGTAAACTCTTCAACATCTAATTTATATGTTGAGTTTGCTTTAAAAGGAGAACAAGAAATATCAAATAGATATAGAGTAACAGAAATAAATTGTACTTGGGATGGTGATATAACTAATATTCAAACCGCTAAATACTGCATGAAGATTGACGGTACTTTTAGTGATGATGTTAATTTTATAACTGATGATCCAAGTGGTATAAACTCTACACAGATATTAGATACTACGCAAATAAGATTTTATAAATATATTATTGAAAGAAGACCTCAATTTGATGGTAGATTTTTTGTAAAAATACTTAATGATGATGTTTTTAAGAAATATATTAGAAAAGCTTTTAATGATAATTTAACAGAATATAAAATTGTAAGTGCTAAAAAAGTATATTTATTAGAAGATGAATTACATAATCCAGCAACAAATCCTACTATAGATTATATAGATTTCGAACCAAATCCATCAGCGGATCCAATTTTTAACAATTTCTATAATGATCATAATGGTGGTACGGCAAATTCGAGAACAGGAGGAGGCGCTTTTGCTGGGTTACCTAGAGTTTTAGGTTGGTTCAATGGTGCAATGCAACATTTTCATGCATATCTCCAAGGTACCAGTTGGAAATCTGATTGTGGCGCATCACATCCTTTTTATAGTTCTTTTTCAAGTATTGTTGATCCAAATGATTGTGAAGGAAAAATAAATCATTATGAAATTTATGGTTGGAATCAATGGAATCATGATAATGGTCCAGATGGTGATCACGAACCAGAGGGACAAGTAACTAATACAAATCCACCACCTGAAGTTTGGTTTATAGATAAAGGTTCATTTCATGGTATATCACCCACTAATGATTTAGATTTTGACATGGATACAGCTGGTAATGGTAATCAATATGCAAAAGGAATTATACATATGCGAGGCGAAGATAATGGGGAGTTTGGTGTAAAAGGAGCTAGTTATACAGCGGGTGTTTTTGATAAAAAAGCAGGTGGTAGAGGCGCTGGTTTAATAGAAAGTGGACAATCTTATAGTATGGATTTATCTTTAGGTGGTCTTTATAGTTCAAAATGGAGACCAAACAGTGGATCAATTAATCTTGAAAATATAAATTATGAAGGATTTTTTCAAATAGGTAGACAAGGTGGTAACGATGAAATGCCTTATGCCACGGAGTTTGCTGGTAAATTAGTTCCTGGTACTAAATTTAGATGGAAAGAAGATCCAGCACAAACGGTATATACAATAAAAAGTATGAGTGAGAAAAATAGATTAAGATATAATTCTATTGATCAATATATGCAATTTTCAGACGATGATTATAGCGATTCTGCAACATCATTTATTCCATTTGAGGCTTATGCGGGTGTATTATCTCCAGCAAACTTTACAAAAACATGGGCTTTAAGTTCTTCACCTGCTTTACAATGGAATCCTGTTTCTAACGGTGTAATACCAGGTGGTAAATCAATATCACTAGAAACCGTATCTGGCGCTATGCCTGCTGCAAATATCAATACTAGCCAAATAGCGTTAAAAGATAATTATTTTAATTTAAAAACAATTGTTGGTACTGATTCTGTAAACGGAGGTACAGCATATTTACATGCTGGTATGGTATTGACTAGTTATAATAATGGTGCTGTAAATGTTGAGTTTGTAGTTAAAGATATAGAGTTTGACGTTATAACAGAAACATACAAGGTATATATAGCAGGTTTATATGATGAAATGTCAGTTTCAGATTTTACTAGCTGGACAGCGGTTAATAATGGTCAGGCAGTTGTTTTTAAGCAGTATGGTATGAATGGTTTTAGCGATCAATATGTAAATGCTTATCATATACGAAGATCAGACGTAGCAAGTCCTATGGTAAACGGCATTGTACCTGTTAAAAACCATATATTAGCACCAATTGGTTATACTATAGAAATATTAGAAACTATAGATCCAGAAGAGATATTACCAGATGATCCAGCTGTTTGGGAAACAGAACCTAAAGAAAATACAGATTTAAATATATATTATGAAGCTAGTGGTTATCTACCCGTAAAACTGCATAATGCAGAAGCTGTTAAATCAATGGTTCCAAAAGGGTCTATTATAATAGAAGGTAGTAATCAATATGACGTAATAGATTCTGATTATACAACCGCTCCGTTTATTAAAACATTCCAAGATATTGTAAATATAGATACTTATACTCTAGCAGCTCCTTTAAATGTAAAAATAAAACAACCAAATGGCTTTGAGTTTACAGCAAAAATATATGATGCGGGAGGTGGTTATAACTCGGAAGCTTATATCGTTCCAGATCTTTATAATAGTGAGTTTCTTTTAAATTGGTATAATTGTTTTTCTTTTGGTAATGGTGTTGAATCTAATAGAATTAGAGATAATTTTAATTTACCATATATAACAAATGGTGTTATAGCGTCTACAACCTTAGCTGAACCTTACAAAGAAGAAAATAGAAAATATGGATTAATATTCTCTGGATTATACAATTCTATTACAGGTATAAATAATTTAAATCAATTTGTTGCAGCTGAAAATATAACTAAAGATATTAATCCAGAATATGGTAGTATACAAAAATTACACTCAAGAGATACAGATCTTGTAACGTTATGTGAAGATAAAATATTAAAGATACTTGCGAATAAAGATGCTGTATTTAATGCTGATGGTAACCCTCAATTAGTTGCAACGCAAAGTGTATTAGGACAAGTAATACCTTTTGTTGGAGAATATGGTATATCAAAAAATCCAGAATCATTTGCTTCTGAAGCTTACAGAGCATACTTTACAGACAAAACAAGAGGTTCAGTATTAAGATTATCAAGAGATGGTTTAACACCCATATCGGATTATGGTATGAGAGATTGGTTTAAAGATAATTTAAAATTAGGAAATATAAGTATTATAGGTAGTTATGATGATAAAAAAGATGAATATAATTTAAGTATTGTTACTGCAGAAAGTTATTAAAAATAAAATAAAATGGCATATATAGGACATACATTAACATTTAGAGAGGACGTAAAGGGTTGGGTAAGCTTTAAATCTTGGATACAAGAAACTGGAATAAGCTTATCTAATGATTACTTTACGTTTCAAGATGGTAAATTATGGGAACATCATAGTGAACAAGTTGCTAGATTAAACTTTTATGGAATTCCAAGAGATTGTTCATTTACAACTATATTGAATCAATCTCCAGAAATAGTAAAAAAATTTAAAACATTAGAATACGAAGGTACACAGGGTAAAGTAACAGAATTTACAGGATATTTAGATTCACAAAATAATCCACACTCTCTAGATGTGGGATTACCACATTATTCTTTACAAGATAAAAAAGGCTGGTATGTTGATAATATTATTACGGATTTACAAGATGGTTATGTTCCAGAATTTATAGAAAAAGAAGGAAAATGGTTTAATTATGTTAGGGGAAACAATATACAAACCAATATTAATGGATTAGTTATAAATCATTTGGATCCTGCAGAATTTTCTTTTCAAGGATTAGGATATGTTGATGGGTCAACAGTTACAACTGGAGTATTTGGTTGTATGGATGCTAATTACGTAGAGTATGATCCACTTGCTACTATAGATGATGGTAGTTGCTCAACAATAGTTGTTTTTGGATGTACAGATCCCGCAGCAGATAATCCCTGTACTAATAGTTGTAATACGGATGACGGATCTTGTAATTACACTGGATGTAATTCACCTTTTTTTACGAATTATAACCCAATACACAACGTTGCTTGTAGCGGTACGGTTACTATAGGTAATCAAAGTTATCCTGGGTGTTGTCAACAACCAGTAAGAGTTGGATGTGTAAACCCGTATGCACAAAATTTTAGTAGCTTAGTAAACGTACCATGTGGAAGTAGCAATTCAACACAAGGATGTATACCAAACCCCAATGGTATATTAGATACTACTTTCGCTCCTGCTGGAGAAACATGGTGTCAAGCTCCACAAGAATTTTGGAATTGGTATAGTTCAGGTGACTATCTTAATACAACTTGGGATAACGCTAATATAGTTGGTTTTAACGCTTGTTGTGATAATTATATTGGTGGTTGTACCGATCCAAATGCTTCCAATTATGATCCTACCGCTAATACGAATGATGGTACATGTGTTTATGAAGGATGTACAGATCCTGCAGCATGTAATTATGATCCAGTGGCAACTATAGATAATGGTAGTTGTTTAACAGTTTATGGTTGTTTAGATAATACTTTAGGACCAAGTGGAACATCTTTAGATTGCAGTTATGATCAAAATGCTGAGTGTAATGATCCATTAATGTGCTCTGGTAATTACGCTGGCTGTACGGATTCATCAGCACCTAATTACGATCCAAACGCTGCTTGTGATGATGGATCTTGTCAATTAGCTGGTTGTGATACGGCTGGGGCTGTAAACTACAATACTAATGCCACATCTAATGATGGTAGTTGTGAGTTTTGTCAAGATGTAAGTAACTTTACAGCAACAACAAATCCAGATCCAAA